TGTATAAGAAATTTTTGCTATTATCTATAACACTACCCACCCAAGAACATGGATACAAGTAGCCTTGTGCATTAATATAAATGCTTTGGCCGCGCCAGCATTGCGGATCTATCGTTGTTGAATTTAATATTTTTTGATAGTTAGATTTATCAACTAAGGTTACATAATTTATATTGTTATTTTCTGCCCAACGACTAGTTACAGGCGGATTCAAATAGTATTCATGCTCTCCTAATTTATTTTGTACAGGAAAGTTATCTAACCCATAGAATCTTTCAGTTGTTCTAGCATTAACGGTATAAAAGCCAAGCCCTAATAAAAATTCAGTTAGCTCGTTAATTTGATGTTCATTATGTCTAAACACTAGTACATCCGCTCGAGCGATACCACCTGCGGCCATAAATGCTTTTGCGTTATCGATAATTTTGTCCCAACTAGTTCCACGTCTGTAGATTGCATGAGTGTCTGCAAAACCGTCTATGGCAAATACTAGTTGATCGCCATCATTTAATACTCGTGCCAGCCTTGCCCACCATGCAGGTGTTCGTAAACTTCCATTAGTATAGATATGTAATCTACAGTCAGGATTTGTTGTTTTAACGTATTCGAATATTTCAAAACATTCAGATGCAATAATAGGATCACCTAAATTACCACATACAAAAATTTCAGTAAGTTGATTTAATACAATAGGAGTAAACCAAGTTTTAAATTGTTCAAGAGATATTTCAACATTTAAAACATTATCGCCGTCTCTGCCACCGTATTGGTTTCTAGGACACATCGGGCAAGCGGCTTGGCATTTATCAGTAAGTTCTAAATGCACACTAGTTACTTGACTAGGGAACACGTTATCCATTGAACTGTTCCATTAGCTTGTCAAACTTACCACATTGCCGACTACATTCCATCAAAGGTTTAACAGCCCAAGTATCTTCTATCTGTTGGAAGTAGCCGCCGTCAAATATTTCTTGCATTGACTGTTTGTTTAAATTAGGAAACAACCCTACCATGTCCATATAATCTATACGACTATCTTGTTTAGGTAATATCCAACTAAAGTCTAACCAGCAACAAGGACTAATCGTACCATCAGCCGCGATGTATAGTTGTTTAGATTGCTTTGCTTTACAATGAATACTCTTAGGAGTAGTGTCGGCCATTGCGGCTTTAACTTTTGGAATCATTTGTATACTACGTTCTGTAGGTTCAAGGAGATGTGTTGTACGGCCAGCGTCATCTAGTACATGAAACTTATCGTCTGTAAATCTGCTAGTATGCTTAACTGAAAATTCTTTAAAACCCATTTCAGTACTCAATTGTTTACAAACATCGATTTGATGTTCGTTATGTTTGAATACTAGCATGTGCCATTCTGCATGGCCGCCTGCTTGAATAAAATCATAAGCATTATCAATAATTTTATCAAAGTCTGTGCCTATACGATATAAGGCATGTGTATCTTCAAGTCCGTCAATGCCAAATGTAATACGCACACCTGCATGGGCTAACGCTTGCCAAAACTCTTTAGTCCGGGCACTGCCATTAGTGTGCATACTTAAATCTATAGTTGGATTTATTTCACGTAGATATTCAAATACTTTAACACAATCTTGTGCAATAATAGGATCCCCTAGGTTACCGCACATAAACAATCTATCAAGTTGGCGTATAAAATCAGGACTAAACCATTTTTTAAAAGTATCTAAATTTATTTCTGTTATATCAAATAACGGATTAAGCATGCCGCCATTAATTCGTCGTGGGCACATAGGGCAACGTGCTTGGCACTTGCTGGTTAATTCTAAATGGATTTCTTTGATATCTTCTAATTTGTACATTTTGGTATTTTACTATCTGCACTACTCACACAAGTGGGTGTTATGCATTTTTTAGGTTCTTTAAATAAATCAAACCCAGTAAGTATGTTTCCTATATTGTTCTCTTTACAACTGTAGGCACGTTTAACTTCGGTTCCTCTTATTATAACACTTTGATAGCCTGCATTGCAAGTCCATCCTTGGAATTTATTAAATCCTAGTGCGTTGAATCGTTCTGCTTGATCTATAAAATAATTCTGCTCGCCGTCTGTTAGCCTTATTTGAAATTGTTCTTGCTGTTCGTAATCGTCTTGCATGATCTTGATCATCTCAGGAGTATAACCTTCTACTATAGCAGTAGCAGTATCATTGCTCTGCGGTTTAAGTGTTACATTGATTCCGCGAGAACGTAAGCGTTCACAACGTTCTAGTGTAGCATAAAACTTTTCTGGAACCATTACTTGGTTAACAGTTACGTGTAAAAGTTCATACATTAACTGTAAGCACTTGTCACCAAACTCTTGTTCCTTGGCAAACTCATCATGAAAGCTGGCTGTAATACTTCTACGTTGTAATAGTTCTGTATTAGTACACCAAGTCTTCCACCACTTGCTACCCGGACTCAAATTAGTTGTCATGTGTATACTTTGGTAAGAACTTTTGAGTTCGTCTAGGTGTTTTACCAATTCTGGTAGTTGTTTATATGCTGTAGGCTCACCGCCACTAAAACTCCAATGGAATTCGGTAAATCCGTTCAAACGAGCTTGACGTTTTATCTCATCAATTGTAGACTTATATACATCTAAACTTTGGTAATCCAATTTGTCACTTCGAGCATAGGGCCAACAATACGAGCAGTTGTAGTTACAAAATCTGCCCAATATCCAACTTATGTTAAATAATGGACGATCCAACATTGTTTGCTGTCCAAATTTGGTTATCGTTTCGAAAGGGATATTTGAAAATCTCATTGACAGTATTTACATTTGATAGTATACTAACATTGTAGACGTGAGTGGAACTTGGTATACCTCCTCCTAGTAAGTTGACCCCCAACTGAACGGAGGGAACGGGTCTTGCTCTTAGAGCGACTTTGTAGGTTCGAATCCTACCGTCTACACCATTTATTAACACACAGAGGCACATATGAAAAAGGCACTTTTAGTTTTGTTGTTTGCAACTAGTTTGGCTCACGCTGATCAACGGGATCCGTTTGAAAAAGTGGACATGAGTAAGAATTTTACTAATAAAATTACACTGACAGTCCAAGCTGTGGCAAATCCAACAGAGGCGTGTCATAAAGAACGTCTTCGTAGAGGTTTTACTAGTCGTAATCAAAGTGTAGATGCTTGTACATTTTGGGAACAGAATCAATGTACAATTATTGTTGGTTTAAAAACTGACCGAGATACATTAGGACACGAATTACAACATTGTTTGCAAGGCCCATGGCATTAATGAAACGAGATTTAGTTCAAGACATTTATCGTGATGACGAAATCTTAAATAAGATTCGTACACGTGATGACTATGCCCAAAATTTATATGCGGCTTGGTGTAATATGCAGTGGTGCCCACGAGAGCTGTGGCCCACATTACGTCAAGACCCAGACAAAGATTTCTGGTCAGCTAGTTGGCGAGGCGCCGGAGGTATCGTTGCACAGCTTCGCGACAAGGGCGAAGACTACATGGACTACTATTGCTCAGGTATGGGCGGTCTCGCTACATACGATTTAGAAGAAGGCGACAAGTACATGGCTGAAAAGAAGTTTGTACCCGAAGGTACTATAACTGATGAAATTGCAACAGATTTAAATAGACTAGGATGGTTTTCAGTACCCTACAATAATGACTTCGTTTGATATAGAACATGTTCTTTTTTGGATGGATGCTATACGCAATAGCAAGGATCCGCAACGAACACTTGAAAGTTTTTGGAAAGGCCAAATACGCAGTAAGGTTTGGTTAATCAATAATTTACGTAAACACGTTAACCAAGTTGTTAGTATAGATATTCACGGAGGGTGGAATGGAGTATTGGCAAGTATGCTGTTTCAAAGTGATGTGTTTGTTACTAACATTCGGAATATTGATATCGACCCAGAATGTGAACAAGTAGCTAACACTGTAAATAAAATAGAAGAAATGGTTGGTAAATTTAAACACATTACTGCCGATATGTGTTGCATTCGTAGTGATGCCGATGTTATAATCAATACAAGTTGTGAACATATTACGCAAGAGCAATACGATCTGTGGCTAAGTGGTATGCCACAAAATAGTCTACTTGTATTGCAAAGTAATAATTACATTATAGACGAGCATGTTCGACCACACGCAAATCTTGAAGAGTTTGTAAATACATGCGGACTTGAAAAGATACTGTTTAGTGGAGAACTAGTTTTACCGTTGTATACTAGATATATGATTATTGGAAAAAAATGACAGCACTAACTTTTAAAGTAGAAGAAATTTTTGAAGACATTCCTGGAGATCCAGAAAATGTTATAATGAGAATTCCTCCTGAGATTTTAGAACAAGCCGGTTGGAAAGACGGAGATACGTTAAATGTGGAGATTGTAGACGATACCGTTGTTGTAACTAAAGCATGAGCAAAGACGATTTATTAGAATTAACTGGTAAAGTAACTGAAGTATTGCCGGGTAATATGTACAGAGTACAACTTGACGATACACAACATATTATCCTAGCATACCTAGGCGGCAGATTAAAACAGCATAAGATCAAAATTATACTGGGCGATAATGTTAGAGTAGAAGTCAGCACATACGACTTGTCCAAAGGTCGAGTAACATATAGGTTATAAACATGAACTCCATCCTCGAACGTGTTAATGCAGTATGTAGGCAAGTTCGGGAACAGAGTCCGAACGGTATTAATTTTAAAAACTTAATAGGCCGAACTCGCAATGCATTTAAACTACACAATTTTGACATAGCAATCAAATCCAAAAAAGACAAAACCCTAGACGGCGATAAGTGGTATATCATGGCATACTATGATGCCGAAGATGATTTCAATTCAGAAACGCCTATTGAAGTTATTGTACATCATAATTTAGATGGCACTGAGCAATTTGGAACACATCAAATAACATCATTCCTTATAGAAATATTCGATGCTACTGTACATGAGTTTAGGCATCAACATCAAAGTATACGTAGAGGACATAACGAATACGTAGAGCATAACGAAATCAGTCCGTATGCAGATTATTTGGCAAACCAAGACGAATTGGATGCGTATGCTTTTAGCATAGCGATTGAATTGTTACGTACATTGGAACCTAGTCGTGCCAAACGTAATTTAAGCAGAATTAGCATTATGAGTAAGATGCGTACTGGTGCAGTATACACTAGCCCAACTCTACGTGCTTATATTGGACATTTTGGTATGAGCGAACTAACCAAAAAACTAGCAAAGAAAATATACTATCACTTAGAAACGATTGACAAGCGTCACATCTTCATGTAAAATACAAAGTATATTAACTCACACACACACAGAGCGATATGGCTAATAAAGAGTTTCCTACACAGCAAGTTTTAGAGCTAGCCTGTGCGGCCCAACGAATTAATGGTGCTTATATTAAAGAAGGTGAAAACGTCTATGCCGAAGATGGTGTTTTCATGTATTCTAAAAAGACCAACAAGATGCTTATGCTCTGCACACTTGAACCGGCAATTTGGACAGCAGATCCAAAAGACGCTCCGATGCCCTTAAAGGTACTGCCTGAAGATATTGCACTTGCAGAAGAAATTAAAAAGCATTTTCGAAAATTCATGTTCAGTGCAATCGAAGGTGAAAACGATTTTCAAACTAGCATCAATACAATCTTAGGTAGCGAAACAGTAAAACAAAATCAATTTGGTT